TAACTAGGATTCCCATAGTAATGGCGAACGAAGTGGGAAAAGCTCAATGTTGGAATCCTTCGGGAATTGTAGTTTATCGAGGTGTTTTTAAAGATTGTATAACGTGACAAGTTCCTTGGAAAAGGACATGATACAGGGTGACAATCCCGTAGTCGCGTTACTACTTTCCTTACAAGGCACTTTTGGAGAGTCGAGCCCAAGTGAACGGCCCGACAGGATAACCGTTGCGTGAGTAAACCTTAACCTCGAACGGAGCAATACAATGGCACAGCTTATCTCCAATGCCTTTGTCACGCTGTTCGACGCGGAAGTAAAGCAAGCCTATCAAGCGTCACGCGCTTTGGCTGGCCTCGTCCGTGAGCGCAACGGTGTCGAAGGTTCTACAGTAAAGTTCCCGAAAATCGGCAAGGGCTCGGCTACGATCCGCGTTCCTCAGACCGATGTTTCGCCGCTTAACGTCAGCTATTCACAGGTCACGGCAACGATGGCCGATTGGAATGCTGCCGAATACAGCGACATCTTCCATCAGGCAAAGGTCAACTTCGACGAACGCCGCGAACTCGTTTCGGTCGTGTCGAGCGCGATTGGCCGCCGTATGGACCAGATCCTCCTCGATGCTCTCGCAGCTTCCAGCACCTCGCTGACAGTTGCAAACAGCGTCGGTGGCGCAACCACCAACCTCAATGTGGCAAAACTCCGCCGCGCCAAGAAGTTGCTTGATCAGAACAACGTCCCAATGGAAGGCCGTTGCATGGTCATCTCGGCTTCGGGCCTCGAAGGTTTGCTCGGTGAAACCCAGACGACCTCGGCTGATTTCAACTCAGTCCGTGCGCTCGTTTCTGGCGACATCGACACCTTCCTCGGCTTCAAGTTCGTCACCATCGGTGACCGCTCAGAAGGCGGCCTCCCGATTGATGGCTCACTTGACCGCACATGCTATGCGTTCCACCGTGACGCAGTCGGCATGGGCATCGGCATGAACCAGCGCACAGAGATCAACTATGTCCCTGAAAAGACATCGTTCCTTGTGAACAGCATGTTCTCTGCTGGTGCAGTCGCCATTGACGACGAAGGCATCGTCAAGATCACCTGCCGCGAATCGTGAGAAGGAGACTGAACTATGGCTTTTGATTCTGCTGGCTGGAACACCATCGCGGCTAACAAGGCGGGAAATGCTCCCTCTTTGTATAGCTATAAGTCTGCCGACACTCAGGCAACAATGAACACGGCTGCATACTTCAACGCAGTCGCGTCCATCGTGAAGGTCGGTGACGTTCTGTTCCTCTACGACACAACGACCCCGTCGCTTGTGATCTCGTATGTGAACTCAAACAATGGCACGACCGTTGACATCGCTGACGGCACGACCATTTCAGCTACCGACACCGACTAATCGGCCCGGTAACTGACGAAATTGAGAGCCTCGACCTAGAAATGGGCCGGGGCTTTCTTCTTTAAGTCATTTGGAATATATATATTTTCGTAATGGAGTCCTGAAATGGCTACAGGCGATACCAAACTGAAAATTTGTAACGATGCCCTGATTATGCTCGGCACGAACATTATTACATCTTTCTCGGATGGTTCATCGGCAGCTCAGATCACAGATCGGCTCTATGACGATGTGAAGGTTATGTTGCTGACCATGTATCCGTGGTCATTCTCTATGAAGAAGCAACAACTTGCCAAGCTCGAAACCACTCCGGTCACAGAGTGGAAATATGAGTTTGCGCTTCCCGGCGACCTGATTGCTGGTGCTAGGGCGCTGTTCATCACGACATCTTCCGGTGGCCGTCCTGTCACCGAGTGGGAAAAGATTGGCTCAAAGATTCAGACCAACTACTCATCTATCTGGATAGATTACCAGTATGATGTGTCTGAGGATGCGCTGCCGCAGTATTTTGTTCAGCTTCTTAAATATTTCCTGTGCTGGCATTTTGCCGAGCCAGTGACAGATCAGATCAGCAAATCACAGTATTGGATGGGCATGGCTGTCGGTGGTCCAATCGACAATGGTCGTGGCGGCTTTTTCCGTCAGGCTACAATGATTGATGCTCAGAACCAGCCAAACCAATATATTGAGGACTACTCTCTTGTTCATGTGAG